TGTAACTGCGTATATCAATCCTGGATCTCTAGCTACCAATGCGGCAAAGCTCTGAGCATCAACTGCATTGATATTGTAATTGATTGTTTGTGATCCGCCCATTGGTGTTACCATTGCTGGACCACTAACCATTTCTGGTCCTCGCTCTCCAACAATACCAAAACCACCTGCAGGAATCATTCCGCCATTTGCAAAGAAGCCACTAAAGAACTTGCCTACTCCACTTACTGCACTTGATATACCACTGCCAATTGAATCTAAGAAGCCTCCACCGCTACTGCTTGAGCTTGAATTGCCTCCAAACAAATTGCCAATTGAACTAACAATTGATCCTAGTCCACTTGAACTTGAACCACTGCTCTTGGGCGAACTTGATCCGCCAAACATGTTGCCAATGCCACTTACGATTGATCCTAAGCCACCTCCGCCTGATCCTCCACCTGAACTTGAACCTGTACCGCCAAACAAACTGGCTGGTGATGCGGCTCCGAAGATCTGTGCTATAAGTTGTTGAACTTGTGCTCTTAATAGTTCTTCTAGTATTGAACTAACAAAGCCTTTCCATTCAAACTTACCTGTTTTGGCAAAGCCCACAATTGAGTCTTCCATGCCTTTGGTTGCTTTGCTGAATACCCTCTCTGCTTGTTTTGAAGCATTGGTTGCATCATCTTTGTATTCTCTAAATGCCTTGCTCCAACCATGACTCCATGATCTTTGATATTCATAGCTCTGTGAAGCCAGTTGTGCTTGTGCATTTATTGCTTCACGACCTGCTTGTTTTATGTTTTCAATTGAAGCGGCTATCTTGCCATCTGGATCTCCAGTTTTGGCAATTACTTCTTGTAGTCTTCTAACTTCATTGGTAACATCCTGTGAGATGCCTGTTTTGATTTTGAAGATTGACTTCTCAAGCTCGCCCATGTTAAGCATCTTGAGTTCGTTTTGTGCATCTCTGGTTGCGTCAGACATCTTCTGAGAGAAGTCTTTGGCACTCTCATTGGCTCTTTCAACTGCGGCCGCAATTGCTTTTTGTGCTTCTTCTACTTTTCTACTTGCTTCTGCGGCTGCTTCTAATGCCAGTGTCTTGTCACGAATCTCAGCACTTATTTTCTTTACTTCAGGAAGTTGATTTTGATAACTTTCTGTGAGTAAGGCAATCTGCTTTTGAATCTCTTCATAGTTCTTCTTACCAGCCTCATTTTCTAAATTCTGTTCTTTGGCTTTGAGTTTCAGTGCATCTATTTGGTCAGCATGTTGTTTTTGGAAACGGCTAACAGTGTCTAGATGTTTGATCTGTTCTGAACCAAGTCCAATCCTGTCTCTTTCAAGTTTGAGACTGGTTATGATTTCTTCGTTTTGCTTTTTGTAGCCCTCAACCAATGAGTTTGTTGCTTTTAACAACTCTATGGCTGCATCTCTGACTTTTCTATATTCCTTTTTTTGCTTTTCTGTTTCGGTAACAGCCTCACGAGTAGCTTCACCAGTCTTCTTGACTTCATCTGTTACTTGTTTGACTTCTTCTTTGGCAAAGCCCAGTTTTTCTTTAACAAAATCAAATCCTTTTCCAATTGCGTCACCAATATTTTTAAGTACATCAATGTCTGTGAATGCTTTTACCAATTCATTAACACTGGTGGTGACTGCATAGATTATGCCAGCAACACCAGCAAACCTTGCTAGGAATTTCAACGATTGGCTAACTGCCAAACCAAAGCTGACCATTCTTGAACCAGCTTTTCCTGTATTGGTAATAACTCTACCAAGGTGACCAGCAGTCATCTTGAGATTCTTTTGCATTAGACTGAGGCCTAATATACCAGTCTTGGTACCAGTAGCCAGTCCGTAGAATGCAGTTGTTAGTGCTGTTACGGCAGGAATAACTTTCTTGAATAGTAGTAAACTACCGATCACTGCGGCAGTGACTTTGATTAAGGTTTTGAATCCTTCAACAGTGATGTTGATGTTTGCGGCTATCTTGTTTAATGGTTCTAGTACTGAGGTAAGTGCCAATTGAAAGTTTGCAATGTTTTTAGCCAATGCGGTATTTGCTTCAGCGGCAGCCTTTATTGAGTCAGCATATGGACCAACTTCTGATTCTGTGATTCCAAATTGTTCGTTCAGAGTTTTTAGATCAACACCTTTGACTGATTCACCAAGTATCTTCATTGCCACACTTGATCTGGTGGCCGCATCAGGTATCTTGGTTAAACCTTCAAGTACTGCTCTGAATACTTCTTCTGTTGACAGTGTTCTTAGATCTTCAAGACTCACACCAGCTTGTCTAAAGCTCTCTTGTAGTTCTGCTGAGCCTCTTGCGGCTTCACCTAGGTTCTTTGTGAGATCCGAGATAGCATCTCTTGCTCTGTCAGCAGTACCACCTGTGACTTGCATTGCCTGTGAGAATGCAGTGATTGCCGCCACTGATATATCAGTAGCCCGGCTCATGTTAACCATAGCATCAGCACCAAGCAGTACATTCCTTACCAGTGCACCAATTGCTATTGAACCAATAATGGTTTGTAAGCCGTTTAGACTATCGCCTAGACTCTTTGTATTTGCTTGTAATTTCTTTAGACTCTGTTGTGCTCTGGTTGTGTTCACGCCAACAGTGTAATTTAGATCAGCCATGCTATTTCCTCAACAATCTTTTTTTATGTCTTTTGAGATAGTCAAGTGTTGGATCACTCATTCCGTCTGGAGCCTGTTTACTCCAACCTGTGTCCAATCTTTTTGCATAAGGATATCGCAACTGTATTTGGTTACGCTTCTTAAGTGTTCGTCTGCGGGCATTGCCACTGCGTCGTGGTGTTATCTTTACAAAATATTTGTACGCCTCATCCACAATCTTAGGAATCTGTCGATTCAGTCTTTCAAGACTAGGTGTCATTGTATCTTTGGTCTTCCGAACTGTCATCGATCTTGAACCCTCTGCATCATCTCTTCAAGTGTATTTACTGGAATTTGGTGTTCCATTGGTTTACCTTCAGCTTGTGCTTTGTGTTTATTTTGTTGATAGTTTTCCCATGATCGTGCTACATCCAGTACCAAGAGATCCAAGGTATCTGATTCACCCAATACAGTGCTCGGCAGACAGCCGTAGCGTTGTCCTATGCCATCAAGTATAAGACATCGCATGAGGTCGGGACTGTCAGGATCTAACTCTCTGCCAGTTACTTTCCCAGTGTTTCAACCACGGTGTTCAATACCTTGATCATAACCTGTGCTGGCAAGCCTGTGTTGTCTTCCAATACACTGTTACCATCCTCATCAAGGATTAGATTTTTGATGGTGTCAAAAATTTCAGCAGTGTTGTTTGCATCAATCTGTGCCATTTTAAGATACACACTCATAGGTTGTCTATCCCAGGTGTAGAATTCAACAGGTTCACCATATTCTTTTACAGTGTCTTCGTCGTCTAGGCTGATTTTAATTAGTTGGGGTTCTTTGGCTAGGTCTTTCAGTTGCATGTTTTCTCTCCATTAATCTGTTAAGCAACAATAGTACAAAACCCAATCTGTTTTGGGCTTTCTCTACATCTCTATTTGCACATGCTATCTCATTCTTGGCTTTGGCAGCCTCCTTGATCATAGTTGTGAGCAAATCTTCTTCTTTGGTTTTATCTATCAAGTCCATTTGGTGATTAGGGCACTGTTGCCAGTGCCCTATTCCTTTGATTATGTTATTGTGTATTCGCCATCCACTGTGATAGTGATTGGTGATACCCAAACTGGTGCGTCAGCTGATACTGTTGGTGCAAGACCAGTGATGTAGCCTTTGCCACTCATTGTTCTTCCTGCCGCTCCGTCACTTGTTTTACCAAGGAACAGATCAAAATCAATCAATATTTTGTCAGTTGACAATCCAATGATTCCTGCGTCAGCCATTGTAACATTCGGAGAAACTGTTGGATCTCCAAAGAATGTTGTCTGGTTAAGCACGATATTCATTGCCAAACTGTTTGTTGATGTTGTAGCAACCTGTAGTTTCGCTGTTTCGTCCAATTGTGTCCAGGTGAACACATCGTTAGCATTGTTAACTGTCACATCTTGTAGTGCTGCCAATACAAGTGATCCTGTTAAAGCTCCTGAAGCCGCAGTGTCAGTCAGTGTCAAAGTAACCTCTGAACCGGTAACACCTGGTGCTGGATAGATATAAGCCATTTTTTGTTTCCTTATTTTTGACTAGTTGTTTACTATTAGTTTAGTAAAATTGAATACAAACTCAGTAACCAAATGATCGGCACTGTACTCGGTTGTGACATCAGTTGACTTTTGATTAAAGCCTGTGATGGCAGGGTCGAGCCTAGCACTTCTTATTTGATCTACCAAGGTTGCATATCCCGATGGTAGTACTTTTGCATCTACAACGACAGTAACAGTATTGGTAACAGTTTCTGCTACCACTTGACCGCTAGCGTCTAGTACATCGAGTAAAGGGTCTTGTGAGGTTTGATCTTGATCAACATACACTTTCTTCAAGTTCTTGAGAAACAGTGGTGCACCGTCTCCGTTGTATGGCAATTCCTGTGTAACTGAAAAATCAGTACCAGTAATTGCCGTTGTAAGAAATGTTAAGAGTGTGTCTCTCATTATCTATATCTCCTCAGATTAACGAATCCAGGTTGCTTTTCTTCACTGCTGATACCTGCGGCATCATTGTTGAAGTTGTACCAATCCCCAGCTTTGATAAGCTCGTTGAACATTTCATCATACTTGAGTTGATAATATGCCATCTTGCTTCTTTCAGCTGATTCATCGCTACCAAAATCCGCAATCATAGGACAAATGTAATAGTACATGCTATGAAATACACAAAGATCCGTGAAGTCTTTTAGTCTTGCTTGGATCAATGTAGCATCTAGAGCAGGAATGTCTGCTCTAGTGCGGATTGTTACTGATGTGCTTTGGCTAATATAATAGCTTTCCCACCAGCTGGTAGCTCTGAATTGTTCTAGAATTCGTTCTGTACTGCGGATCAATAGATCCTCAACCACATCAATAGTTAGACCCTCATTCGATTCAAAAAGTCGCTGATCACGATCAACAACATCTCCGTATTCTGCGAAGCTGAGTATTACCCCATTTGAAATTATGAAAGCCATAACTCGATTCCTTTACCGATTAAGATACAATTGAACTGTCAAAAGTTAATGTCTGACCATATGCATCATAGATCTCGCCAACGCCGTACTGCATTGAAGCAACAATGTCTGTACCGATACGACTTGCATCACGCTGAGTTTCAATGCTCATTTCACCCATCATAGCTAAACCAAGTGCTTCTCTGTGGAAGATAGCGCCTGATGAATCACCTGCGGTGTCAACGATGTTTGCATTTTCAAACACTGGAATACCAAAAAGCATACCTAAGTATCCTTCACGCATTGCTTCGTTAGCATAGTCACCTAGTGGGTTCTGCCAAGCATTTGTGATTGATGATTTAAGATCATATGCAATGTATGGATGTAACACAATTGCAGTATCACTTACAGGAACTTTTCTTCCTCTTAGTAATGCGGCTGCCTGTGCGACAAGAGCGGCTGTTGCTGTAACTGCGGCGCCACCTGTGACATTTGAAAAGCCACCAAGTAATGCACACAAGTCTGCGTCCACTTTGCTTGCAATAGCTTCACCAAACAATTTGCCTAGGTCAGCAGTTACATTTGAAGCGGCACTGTTTAATGCTAAGTCACTTACCAATGTTCTGATACCAACTGTGCCAACTGTTAGTGTAACACCATCTGTTGAAATTGCTGTATCACTTACTGCATCACCTTCAGTAACTGGTGCGGCTGATTGTGCTGGATAGATAGGAACAGTTACAGTTTTACCTTGTGCTGGACCAATGTTGTAGTTTTTGACAATACCACGCATGATTGAGCGTTCTTGAGCAACAAACATTGCTTCTGCTACAATCGAAGGAAGTAGATCATTTAGGGTTGTGGTTGTTGAACCTGCCATTTGTTTTCTCCTTTTAAGATTATCTGGCTAGCCCGTTAGCCTTACGATATTCTGCGTACTGCTGACGGTGCTTTGGATTTGACATATCCAGTTTAGATATGTCTAACTTTGTGCTTTGACCTGTGTCTGCAAAACTGCTCTTACCATTTGTGGTAGCAGGCTTTGCACCCTTAAAGTGAGGATTTGAGTCTAGGAATTCTTTTACCAATTCATCAACTGCAAACGGTTTTCCTGAGTCTGTATATCTAACTGTACCATCCGTGTTCAATACCTGTGTTTCTCCTTCATCGCTTAGTACCACACTCTTATTGAGTAGTGTTCGTACTTGCTCTGGATTCACACTGCCATACTGTGCGGCAGCATTGAGCAATGGTGAGTTGATTTTGTACTCACGAATTACCTGATCTCGCTTTGTGATCTCAGCGTCTTTGACAGCCATCTTTTCCTGAAGTGTTTTTTCAAACTCGCCTCGTTTGAGAGCTTGTTCTTCTGCTCTTTGTTGTGCCTCAGCTTTGAGGTTACGGAGCTCTTCTGGATCTCCCAAGTCTTCATAGGGCTTCAACAATTTTTTCTGCAATGATCCTCTCATGCGAGCCATCATGTTGTCGACTTCTGTTTGACTATAGGTTTTTGTGGTTGCCGGTGCCTGATTTTCTTCTAGATTGTTGTCTATTGCCGCATCAGTTGCGGTTGTTTCTTCTGTTGCCAATGCTTCGTTATGGTCCATTGTTAACCTCGCCTCCTTTGGAGTTTATAATATGTTATTTAGTATCTGATCTTAATTGGCTCAAATACTCATGGTCTTGATGTATGATCACAGGGACAGGTGCACTCGATCCTCCGTGTCGTGGATGACTCCACAAGAATTCATCCGCTGGATACTGTGCGTTCAATCGCTCAGTTATGGTCTGTAATCTTCTCGAGCTTGCATGTGGATGCAGATACACTCTGGCCTGCATAGAGTCTAGCGGAACAGGATCTCCGCTCCATCTACTAACAGAGATCCTGTGTGTTTGCCAAGCACTCCAGCTCCATGGACAGTGTGTTCTTATCTTGTAAAAATAGTCACGCCAAAGCTGATTAGCCTCTGCGTCCACCTTTTCCTTTTTTCTTCTTCATCTTAGGCATCTTCTGTTGCTCCTGGTAAATTCAATAGTTGTTCTTTTGCACGCACAATATCTGCTTGAGTGACTTCTGGATGTAGATCAAGTATCGCTTGATCCGTATAGCCTTCCATAATCATCTGCTGAATGTGTGGTGTCTTTTCTGCATCCTCCAGTGTTGGATGTTCCATGATAGCATCAACATCTTGTGGATCTTCACCAAGCAGTTCCAATAGTTCTCTGTCAATGATTTGATGTGTGTTAGGATCTACTGCAATTGACTTTGCCTTAACCAATTGATCCATTGCACCAATGTTGTCTCTGATGTTGAATGAACCAGGATAGTCAATGTCTGGCTTGCCTTCGAGGTCTTGATACTGAGCATACAGTTTCCAAAGATGTTCTTCAGCAAGTTCTAGGTTTGAACTCTTCTCTGCCAGTCTACTGTTGAGCAATTGGAATTCTGTTTCCATTGCCACTCCTGATAGTGTTCTTGATTCAGTAGCTCTAACTCCACCAGTGTTTGCCATCTTGTCTATTGACTCTGTGATGCCTGCGATGTTTGAAAGTATGTTCTGAATGTTGGCACCATCAAAGTCCAACACATATGGTTTCAATCCTGGGTCAAGGTTTTCTGGCATGTGGATAAATGATCCAGCACCAATACCTGCTTGAGTG